TGTCTGAAACCATGTGCCAGCAGTTGCATTGCTAATCGCCTTGGCAATCATTTTTGCCGTACACTGGCGAATGTAAATCTCACCAAACACTAAATGCCATTTTGCACTAGGAGGAGTGGCAATTAGTATTCCGGCAGCAGTGTCGTGGCCTGGGTCAATCGCAAGCCTTCTACACCAGCTTACAGGAACCTTCCTGTTGATCAGAAAATCCTTAGCCTCATGCAACTGATGACCATATCTGTCTATGTCATGCAGTGACCTGTTCCACATAGGATACATCAGAACCGAATCTGTAATCAGTTCACCTAACGCCCTCTTTCTATAGACATCATCGCCCATGCTCTTCCAGCCAGCCACAGCCGCTCTCTTGGCTTCCTCTGGTAGATAAGGGTTGGATTCCATGGAGATGCGATACACAACCGTTGTTGGCTTAGGGCCTCCCCTCTGGTGTTCCTCTTCCTGCGTCTCAGCTCTCTCAGCAAATCTAGCAATCGCATCGTTGTCGTCATGCGGAAGAGCAGACCAAATCAATCGTCCGCTCCTGTCGATCAATCGACCAGCCGCCTCTTCATAATGACGTGGATCAAGAACGTCTTCGTCAATGTGTATCAGGTCAGCTTGGTATCCTTGGTCCGGCTTAGATCTTGAACTAAATGCCTTGATCTCCCATCCAGTCTTCAGGTGAATGCTTGAAAAAACATTCTTCCCCCTGTCCTTCCATACGATCTTTTCGATCATCCTTGGAGGAATCAGTGGAGGAGCTGGCTTCGCCTCTTTCTTTCTAGCAACATCCTGAGGAACCCAAGGACGATACACTCTCCAAAGATCTGTCTCTTTGTCTCTGATGATCTTGAAAGCACCTGCCTTGCATAGGTACGGATACACTACACCACCAATGTGAGACTCCTTGTATCCAACGACAGCAAGAACACCATCTCTCTTTGGATACTTGTTGTACGGGTCTTTACCCAGCACTGCCCTAGCATCTTCGATGAAAGCAGCCAAAGACTTCCCGCCTCGGTTTCCTCCCTGAAGCATACACTCAGGAGCAGTACACTTATGAAAGTCGTCCTGAGTAGGCTGAGGAACATACAGGTTAAGAGCCTCAATCCTTCGCTTCGCTATCTCACTAGCTACACGAAGAGCCTTCTTCTTGGCAAAGCTGCTCTGCCCTATGTCCTGCAATATACCACTAGGCATACCAGCAGAATCAGTCATTCTTCACCTCCACCGTTTCTGCGTCGATAACATCTCCACTCAATGTTGGTAACGCAGTCGATGGAAGATCATTGCCCTGTTGGTACTCGACGAGGTGCTGACGCATAATCTGCAAGAGATCTCTCTCTTCCATCATGTCCAGTTGCCTCTCAGCCAAGCCAAGCTTTGTCACCTTTCCAGCCAACTGCATCATCATATCGTGGATCTTTACCCTCTTCTGACTCCCCGGATCACATGCCAAGTAAGTCGCAAAGAGATGCTTCGCCCACCCATTCACGCCACCAAACGGTTTCATCATCGCCTCAAAGACTTCATTGATGTGCGGGTCGAAGCTCCCCCCCGACGATAAGTTCCCAAGAGTCTCAAGGCCTTCCTTCTCTAACTCTTGCAATCTCGCATCAAGACTGTCTTGTTTCTTTTGTTCGTTTATCTTTGCCCTGCACTCTTTGCAGGTGTCTCGATGACCATCCCACTTGCTTTCATCTTTATGAAAGTCTTCAAGAACCTTCCGAATACCACATGACGTACAGTATTTCTTCTGCTGGTCATTCACGACCGCATCGATTGCATCTTCTGTATTGTCTTGAGTATTCATGTTACACCAATAAAAAAGCGGACGAACCAATGATGCGGCTCGTCCGCTTATGCGAATCACAGTCTAAGAAGACGAGTCCTATACAGCGTCAGGAGCAAGTTCAACTTCGACCAAAGCATTTGCTACGTTGTTCGCCTTAACAACAGTTCCAAGCAATCGACCACCGTCAGTGCTGATTGCACCAGCCGCCAATCGTCCACTTGCACCAGCCTTAATCAAGGCTCCTGCTGCAAGAGTAACTGGACTGCTTGGTTGCTTGACCTTTGTTGGGCCTTTGACGATTGCGTAAAACAAGTCACCAACTGCAACAGTGCTGTCACCCAAAGCTGGGTCAACAACAAGAGCATAACGGTCGTTAGCACTCGAAAGTGCTGTAGCTGTACCAAGGCCAGCATGTCCATTTGCAACGTCAACCGCAACGATCTCGCCTGCATTGAGAGCAGCGCTATGACTGTTACGCATGATGCGAGCGACAACTCGACGACCAACTACTCGGTTGCTCATGCCCGATGCTGCTGCAACTGCATCCGTTACAGGGAACGTGTACTCTCGACCTTCAAGTGCGGTGTTAATGTTATCACCGTCATCGTTTTTGCCTCGGATGGTTTCACCCAAGCCAAAATCTGCTACTGAATCTAGCATGTGTAATTTCCTTTATACTAGGGTGAACAAGATTAGATGTCTGCGTTTGCTTTCCAGACAACAAAGTTACGAGGCGACTTGTACTTGATGTTACTCAAGGTACTAACAACAGCATTCATCGACTGGGTGTTGATGTCATACTGAGGTCCACCTTCGTCCTCAAATAGGTTCTCAGTCAAAGACATGAGTTCCATGCAGGCGAGGTTGATTCCGAATGCGTATCCAGCAGGAACTGCATTCTCGAATCCAAGCTCGATTCCATCGAATCGGAACACGTTGCGGAAACCAAGTTCAATAAGGCTTCCCGGAGCGTTCTTGACCTCAATCGTCTGACGACCATCGTTGTGGTCTTTCAGGTCGATGAACAAGCTTCGATCCATAAACACGTTGGTGATCTGACCATCGATAGTGCTGTTACGCTGAGCATGTGTGATGCCGTAACGCAAAGCCTTCTCTAAGTCTGCACCGGGATTACTTCCGTCACCGAATGCACTGCTGTCTCGCTGAACAATCAGTGGACTCCAGAAGTCGTACTGAGCATCCTGAGTGCCTTCCGGCCAAGGAATGCTTGAGTCGTCTTGCGAACCACCGTAGGTCCCAAGGACGCATGACAGTGCTGCGTAAGTTCCCGAAGGAGCCGCAACCTTGTCGGCAGCATTCTTGGAGCGAGCGCCACTACCATCGTTGTTGAGGGTCTGGCCGTTGGTCCGCGACAAGGTTTTGAAGCCATGCCAGAATCGCTCGTTCTCAGCGTCTTCACCGTCGATGTAAAACTGAGGTGCAAGTTCCTGAAGGAGAGATTCCTTCAGTCGCTCTGCAAATCCATCAAGAACCTTGATGATTGCAGACTCTCCCTTGTTCTTCTCCATCTCGCGGCGCTTGATACTGTCGGTCACTTCATAACCACGGTAATCAAGCGAAGCAGTCTTGAACAAGTTCGTTGGAGTAAAGTTACGACTGTTCTCTCCGGTAGCTCCAACAGCCTTGTGATTCTTGTAACGAATCGGCCATTGAATACCTTCACCGCCATGACCTGTGGAGATCCGACCAGCAGCCTCCATTAGAGCCATGATCTGAAAGTTTTTCTTTGCCGTGTCTTCTACTTCACGAAGAAGCTTTGGCATCGTGGTATGCAAGGACCGCGCCCAAGCAAACCGATCAAAATTCTGAAATCCACTGGGCATGACAGCCTCCATTGCAATGTGGAACTAAAAAAAAACTACTCCGTACCACTCATCATGGCGGCAAGAGTTTCCTCTCCAAACGACATTTGACGACGACCAGTTGGGTCGCCTCCACTCTCTGCTGTCACCCCATTGAAGGACGACTGCCTAGTTCTACTTGTATTTGTTCTGCCACGCATTTCTGTTCGACGCTGTTGAGCATAGTCTGACGCAGAAGCCTGTGGATGCGATGGCGTGCTTTGACCCGGAACAATTCCCATAGCCATCTGTGCATACTGAAGCTGCTTCGTAACTGACGAAACACCATCTGCTGCAAATGCGTCCATGTGATCAAGAAACCGTTTTCCATTTTGACTGTAAATGTAATCACCACTCATCGGGTCGGTTAAGTAACGACCACTAGCCGGATCTCTCTGATAGAGCCAACTAGCGTTCTGATTGATGAAGTTATCAATGGTAGCGTTTTCTTGAGCCTGCGTCTGCTTTTGCTGATAGCTGCTCTCAAACTTGTCAGCAATCATCTGCTCTACACGCTGATCGACCGCTGCTGCAAACTGACGAGGATCTTGAAGAACCTCCTGCCACTGGCGAAGCTTTCTGTCGATGCCGAGTATCTTTTCACGAGTTTCGTCATCAACATGATCGGCAATAACACGATTGCCTTCGTGATCAACCTCAATGTATTGATTAGCCCAAGAAGGGTCTTGCCAACCATCAATAAGATCTGTTAGAGGATCTCGTTTTTTTGGAGGCTCAACACTAGGCTGTTGTTGAGACTGCTGATACTGCTGGCTATTATACAACTGCTGCTGATAGAATCTTAGCTGGTCGGCATAAGTGCTGACCTGCTGTTCTCTCTGGCGGTTGGATTCGATGAGTGCTTTGACTGCATTGTCTGCGTCATCGAATGACTGGAAACCGGCGTTCTGGAGTTCCTGCTTCCAGCCCGGTGTGGCTTCAGCGGCTTCCATGCCCCTGTCGCCTTCCTGCTGAAGAGCTAACGGGGAATGCTCTTCAGGGAGTGGATTGGAATTGTTTGCAGCTTCACTGTCTTGAGACTCAATCTCATTGACTGCTGCTTCAAGTGCTTCCTGCTCTGTTTCGTTTAGATCAACAGAGTCTGACATACTATTTTCCCATTGGTGCGGTTAAAGAAACCTTTCGGCAGTTTCATAGACAGAGGAATGTCTGCAAGTCTAAACTGTATCTACCGGCCAGCATTGAACTAAAATACATTCTACGGGGAACAACTATTTTGATGGCTATGGATTCTCAGACGGAAAAAGCACTCATGCCCCTCACGGATCTGAGGGAGATGTTGAAGAAGAAGGGAATCATTGATGTGCCTAGATCTACTGTAAGAAATTGGTATCTGTTTGGCGTTTCAACTTCTAACGGTAGAATAAAACTAAAGACTCGAAAGGTTGGAAATAGACGGATGTCGTCTATTAAATGGACTCTTGACTTCTTAGATGAACAGGAGGACTCCAACTAACACTAGCCAAGGAGGTCGATGTGAGAGTCCTTGTAATAGGAGATTGCCACTGCCCAGCAATGCACTCAAAGTACCCTGAGTGGCTGGCTGAAATATACAGCCAATGGCAGTGCGAACGAGTGGTAATGATCGGGGACCTAGTTGACAATCTTGCCCTGAATTTCCACAAGAAGAACCCAAAGCTCAAGAACCCAGTAGCTGAAAAAGAAAAGGCTCAAGAACAAATATCAACCCTGACATCCCGCTTCCCAAAGGCTGACTGGCTCCTCGGCAATCATGACATACTTCCTTGGAGATGGGCTGATGAGGTAGGGCTTCCACACGAATACCTAAGAAAGCCTAATCAAATATGGAACGTCAAGTGGAAGTGCCACCCAAGATACTCTGACCTGAAGATTGATGGAGTCATCTACAGGCATGGAGACAAAGGAAAGGGTGGAAGGATGGCTGCACTTGCCAATGCCAATTCTGAACATACCTCACTCATTCAAGGTCACTTGCACCAGCAGGGCGGCGTTGAATGGATAGCTAACTCTAAGCACCGCATCTTCGGATGCCAAACAGGATGTGGAGTCTCGGACAAAAGCCTGCACTTCGAGTACGGACGAAAGTTTAATCAAAAGAGTGTTATAGGATGTGCCGTATGCGTTGATGGAGAAGCGGCGTACTTTGAGCCAATGCCAGAAAAACTGATTAAGTCAAGCTAATCTTTTCCTCGGAAGACGACTTCTTTTTCTCTTTCTGTCAAGCATGTCCGCAAGTTTTCTCTGCTGATAGAAACGTGGGTCAAGACTTATGTCGCAACAGCATGTTGGATTAGGAGGATGGTCACTAACACGAACTACTATCCTCCTCTTGCCACGTTCTGCCTTAACGTAACGACTAAGGCTCTTTGGACTTCGGTGGGTCTTTACGATCCAACCTCTCCGACGAAATGTCTCTATAACCGACCGGACGACCCTTGCTATTGCCTTCGCGTCCCCAGTCGATGTCGTCATAGTTGCTCTCGAATTGTTCTCTGTTTACCGGGCGAAACGAATCACCTTTTCCATTCTTCAAGTCCGTATCTCCATAAGGGCAATTCAAACAACCCATCCCGCAGCAATAACCACGAGAAAGAAGGAAATCTCTAGTCAGTGGTTTGCCCATGAGAAAGTAAACTCAGATAGTCTTCCCAACTAATGATGACGTGGCTCTTTGCCTTGTCCTCTCTGAAAACAACAGCGTCCGTATGCTCAAGAAGGTCTACCATATCACGCAAACCCTTTAGTATCGTCTTCCTCCTTTTGGCCTGTATCTTCTTGCCATCAATAACCAAGTCAACTTCTTCGTGAAGCCCCAGTGATCTACCATCTGAAGCCCAAGCTCTCTTGGCCTCCAACCCAATGTCCTTAGCCTGATTGACAAGCTCTCTCTCGTATGTGTTGCCTTTGACTTTATTCTTGTGAGTCATCGTCATACCAAAACAAAGGACTTCCCGGACCTACATACGCATCGAATATGTTGTACTGACACCACTCAATAGCCTCATCGTAGTCAGCACAAAACTCTAAGCAGTTCTCTATGATAATGTCCTGATCATAAACAAGCTTGAACGAAGACTCCTGAAGAGAATGATTGTCTATTGATACACCTACAATAGCATTGTCGTGACCATCTATGATCATGCACTGAAGATGCGGAAACGCTTCAGCAATCGAATGAGATATTTCCAGAAGAGAAGTAACCTTTTCGTCCGCACACTTTCTATCGCAACCGCATTTTTTTCCAGAATCTTGACAACTGCTCATCTCCAACTCCTTACCCTTACCGTTATGCCGTCTGATGTTGTTGCGGTTGCATCACCGCTAAGTTCATAACCTCTTGAGCTATCGGGAACGCATGTGCTTGGACTACTCGTCCTTCCCCAGCCAACGCCCTCGAATCGCCCAACTGTGCTGCCTACATGACCAAAGATTCTATGCTCTGCCATGTAGTTAGCTTCTCTCTGACACCGCTCTTGGTCTGAGCAAGCGTCTCCCCATATAGAAAGAAAAACAAAAGCAAACGACATCAATCATCTCCCCGATAAGAAGTAACCTTGTAAGTCGTAGTCGGTTCAACCAAGTGATTGAATATTGTAAGACCTGAAACGTCACGAGTCTGCACAATTCCAGAATAAGAATTTACTTCAGCTAAACGCCTTGCAGCTTCTGCATGAGAAACGTCACCCATGTCAACCCACTCACTCTTCATGCTCTTCTGTTCAGAAACAAGCCTAGCTAACCTTTTGACCGCCATTAGAAACATCCTCCATCTTTTGTTTAACTAACTCGTAAGTAGCCGAAAGTGCGTGTACCTTTTCCATCATCGCTTCAATCGATGCGTTAGGTGAAACACTCAAATCAAACAAAGCTTTCTGCAATTTCCTTCTAGCGTTAGCAATGCTTATCCTTGTTATCAATGAGTCTCTAACGCTCCCTCCAACATTCAGTCCCATCCCCTCGAAGGTGATTCTGGCAGTTGCTATGTCATTTGGATCTTTAGTTCTCACTGCCTTGATGCAGTGCCTGACCCTAGTAGAGAAAAGCTCATCCTCCTCAATGTTCGACAGTATGAACTCTCTGTCACCATCCTGAGCCAACACCATACCAAGCAAAACAAGTTCCAACATGTAAAGCTTGTGTTCCTGCATACTTTTCAAAACTTCCATTAAAGATTCCTACTTTGGTGAAGGCGCAACGCTACCGCTATGCGCAAGTGACCCGTTTCACTTGGCAGGGTGCGAAGCGCATTGGATTCCTACTTCGGAGCCAGACGCAACGGGCTGAGTGCTATGACCTCTCAACCGGCGATTGGGTTAGGTTCGCCTACCAGACCTAAAGCGAGAGGGAGAGAATCGAACTCTCCTGAGGATGCGCCAGCCACTCGCAAGAAAAGATTGTTAGAAAGGAGCGTCTGCATCACTAGCTGCGCTGGACGAACTAGAAGGAGAGTCCTCTTTCTCGCTCAGCTTCAGACTCATGTACGTCACTCCCTTCTTCGATTTGCGAATCCAAGAGGCCACGCTGTACTCCACTCCCTCCACTACTACGCTTCCGCGATACTGTGGCTGCTTGTTCTCCTCCGTTGCCTTCGTGTTCTTGAACAACGCTCCTGACTTCTCGTTGTTGTACTCCATCTTCTTTCTCCTTTATCTGCTTGAATCTAAGAACATAAGCCTCTCGGCACTCTGCCATGAACTCTTCGTCCAATGTGTGAGGCATCTTGTGTATCGACTGAACTCTAAGAACTTCACCTAAGAACTTCAACGTGTGTAAGGATGTACAGTTCTGAAGTGCAAAGAGAAGTTCCTCACGATTGACTTCTGTCTTTTCGATCATATGCGTCTCCTCTCATAGAAGGTCTTGACAGTACTCTTCCATTCAGACTGTCGTGTTGGAAGGACTACACCGGATACTTCGTGAGGCTTGAGGACTTTAACACCCTCTATCCTTGCCTGACGTTCGGCTTGCCTATAAGCGAGCTGCACCGTTCCATTCCCCTTCCCGTTACGAAACGCATAAAGCTTTTGACGAAGTATGTCGTCAAACCTTTTACGCCGCTTATGCTTCGTCAGTCTTCCGACCCTACGCTCTGACAGCGTGCCGTCCAACTCGCGAACCATACGGACGCTTCTGGTGTGCTTGTTTCCACACTCGTAACAGATTCCACCGCCAGACCTAGCCGCCCCGCAACGAGGGCAAATGATAGGCTCAAGTCCATTCCCTTTGGCTTGTTGCCTCTTGGTCTTTAGCTTCTTCTGCATCGAGTTGTTCGTGCATCCAAGCTCCCACTCCCTGTCCACAAAAGGAAAATCATGCCTGTCCGTTGATCCTGAGTGATCTTGAATAATGACATGATCGTAATCTGAACAGTACCTAAGTACCCTACCGACACTCTGAAGGTAAGTGCTTAGGCCCGCCATCGTAGAGCAGATTATGCAGTGGTATAGCCACGGCATGTTCACGCTCTCTCTGAGTACGAACCTATTGTGGACGATCTTGAACGTCCCGTCCTTGGAACCTTCAATGACCTCTTGTCGAGCATCCACTGTCGAGTCGTATTCGTCAACACCTGAAAAGTCTTTTCTGCACATAACGACTCTAGTTCCGTCGATAGATGCAGTCCGTACTCCCTTCTCCATGAACTTGTAGACGTATCCAGTTGCACTAGCAACGTCCGGCGCGAACAAGACAGCAGGCAAGGCATTAGGGTTGAGCCTTTTCCATTCGTCGTAAACGCGACCGTGGATAGATTCGATAGCATTGATCCTCGCATCAATCGCTGCTGAGATCTCTCCTGAAGATTGAATCTTCAAAACCTCACGATCATTCCTTGCGATACACGCAGGTATCTCTGGAACGAACACTTTTGCTGGCAAGTGTGCCTTGCAATCAATCAACTCTGCGAATGTCGGACCCTGAACCAACTCATCGTATACACCTTCAAGACCAACTGGAGTTGCTGTGTATCCGATAATCGCACGACACCCTGCCTTCTTGTGCGCCGCAAACACATCCTTTGCCTGCTTCGACACCATCTGGTGCGCTTCGTCAACGATAACAATGTCAGCGTCGAACACCGCACCACCACGGGATGCAACTGTTTGCAACTGACACACTTGAACTCTAGCAAAGAAATCCTTCTTGGACTTAAATGCAGATGCTATGCCTCCATAGCGTATGTTCGCATCGCCAAGCATATCCATTAGCTGCTTGGTGTTCTGAATGCGAACCGAATACACAGCGACCTTCAAGTTGTTTTTGATCGCTCCCTCAATGATGCGCCTCATCATTAAGGTCTTCCCAGCCCCGCATGGCGCTACAACACACCAGCGGTAGCAACCCTTTACCCAGAGTTGCTGACACGCCTGATGTATTCTCTCTTGATGGGGCCAATATGACTGATTCATATAGCCTCCAGTCGATCCTCCAGAAGATTAAACATCTTGTCTAACTCAGGTCCGATCATCCCAAGGATGCCTGCGTTCTTTCGGAACTTGATGAGGCCTTCCATTGCACGCTTTGCATACAACTTCCGGTCATCCTCACTCATGCTTTCCACTATAGTGGACTCTTCTTTTGGCTTTTGCTTGGGCTTAACAACATCTCCCTTCAGTTTCGAGACTGATGAAATAATGTCCTTGACCCCAACCCGGTCTGGATCGTCGCCGGGAACATTGTTCCTAGCATCCTCAACAACAGAAATAGCGTCAGTCTCGGTAAGCGAAAGAAGCGGACGACAATTACTTTCGTTTA